GCGTAAGCGGACCACCACACCATCAAAAAGTGATGTTGGAAAAATCCACTGCGACAACCCTCTCTTGACATGTTCGATCCACCCGGGCTCTGCTCCTTTCCTTTCCATGAGCATACAAACGAACTTAACGACCTCGCTCTTCATCGCGGGACTAACATGCTGATCGAACTTCTTATAATCGTATTGTATGATGTCTTCTTTGCCGGTGTCAAACTCAGTGATCATATCGTGCCAGCGTAAACCTTGACAATCCATACCAATCGCAACACCTAGGCTCAAATTATAGCGGGCCATATGTGAACACAGCCATCCCAAATGCTTGCGAATCCATAGCGTCAACGCCAGTGAGCTTGCTTGGAACAATCGGGCTTTCTTCTTCTGCCCGGTTAAAACTGGCTCATCTTTCAGAGTGGCTTTGAAAATCTGGACCTCGACATCACCATCGTCAATCGATTTCTCGAATCTCTCCAAGGCCAACCAAGCACTCGCATGCAACTCGTACGGCGGTTTGTTGCTTGGGCTCATTTTCCGTTTCTCCATGTTATACGGGTGGCCTGCTGAAGATTTCATGTTCAGCGGATTCACGCTCTTGTCGTTCAGCCCATTTCGAATCTCGTACTGTGTCAGAGGCCGTACATCACGCAGATCAGCAGCGAACGTTGTCAACAGCATCTCACGGATATCAGGCACGACCTCCATCACGTAATGGGCGCCACGATGCGTTATCTGTTCCAGCCCAACGGTGTAAGGCCAATTGGGCGTGCCATCCTCAAAGTGCCGAAAAGGCGGGGGTCCGAACATCTTGTGCCGCAAACCAAAGGCTTCTTCCACGTCAATCGCTACCAATGATGGCTGTACTTTCGACACGGGAGTTGATCTTGCATGCCAATGACCCAGAACATCAGTTTCATCTGGGTTCTCGACGAAATTCAAACTGTGCCTTGGGTGAATGCTGCCTTTTTCAACCTGGGGCAATCCTTCAACTGTGCGCATCTCGAGGTGCATTTTCGGAGCCACGACTTCGTGCTTCCGCTCAAAAGTTTTTTGAGCACGCATAAATTCGCTTTCCGTAATTGTCTCGAGGCCGCACTTGTCATAGGCACGCCCTGCGACCAATTTCATCACGTGGACTCCAACCAACATCTTTTCTTTCCCAGCAAAGCTCACGACAGGACTTCCACAGCTACCACACTCAGTAGTGCCTGCTTTGATGTCGTAAACTTGCCGCCGGGACTTTACAGTAGCTCCTGGCCAATTGTATTCAGGCGGCTTGTCGATCAACACATTAACCGCTTCAACACGTAAGTTATGATCTTCCAGCTTTTCGCCCTTCTTCAACAACAACCGACAAAATCGCGTTCCTCGTGGTTCGGCGCGTGGCAACAAATGCGAAACGTCTTTGACCAAACCCAAGTCAGGCAAATTTAACAGCAACAAATCCTTGACGCCAATAGGACTAATGGCGTCTTTATGTAATTGTGTTATAGGTCGTTGCTTACTTCCATGCCGCCATGCCTGAACATCATACACATCATGCTCGCCCTGAACAGAGAACACGTGGCGTGGACACAACCACACTGTTCCTTTAATACCAACAATGGATACAGTTTTCCGTCCTTTGGGCCCTGTGACGCAAATGGAACCCATATTATGTGACAGCACGTGCGCCGCTTGTTGCTGCGTCATGGTTGCCGCCTTTGGATTCGGAGGTTGTTCATGGTCTTCTGGCACATACGAATAGGGAGCATCGGGCTGGGCCTGTGTCTCCGGGTAATATCGACGGCGCAAACGCATCAGCGAAGTGGCCAGGAATGCAAATCCGATGATAGGAACTAACACATCGGCTGCGTCTCCGGTAAATGGCTTAAGAGTTTCCCATAATGGCTTGTTACTGCGGTGTAGACGGCTAGCAGTGGCCTGCTTGGCTAACTGATAGTAGCTCACTATCCAGCTGCCCAACATCAATATCGCAAACCACCAGCTTAAGGATGCTAAAGAACATGCTAGCACCGCGCCAATCAAAAATGTGGGATGCCCATATCCACGCAACAACCAGCGGCACCGGTTGGCAGTGTTCCAACGAGTAACGTAACCCGATAATCGATAAGTTAACACAGATGAGAATAAATCCCCTATCTTGCCGTCAACTATCAGATGCCTGTCGAGTCCATGAGGGAACCGATGGATGTTGTCTGCATAGCGGTGTGGAAACACGTGGCACTGTGC